CAGGCCTATCTTCAGTTGTTCTCGCCACTCACCGGCACCGACGTCACGATCAAGATCCAGGACAGTGCGGACAATGTGTCCTTCGCGGACGTCACCGGCGCCGCGTTCACGGTGGCGACGACCGCGCCGCAGGGACAGCGGATCCAGACCGGGCGCACCGCGACCGTGCGTCGCTACGTCAGGGTGGCCACTACCACCAGCGCTGGATTCACCAGCGCCACATTCGGCGTTGTGCTGGTGAAGAACACGATCAGCACGGTGTTCACCGCATGAGGCCACTCAAAAGGGTCCACGTGGGTCTGCCGGTCACAGCGATGCAGACATACACCGTCGCGTCGCCGGTTGCCACGCACACGAAGCCCGCACACTGCCGCGACGTCAACTGCGTCGACTACACACTCGGCTGGCGGATGAAGCTGCTGGCCGACACCGACGACGAGCGGTTCTTCCGTCGTGCGTGTGCCGGCCAGGTGGACGGCTACCGCCGGCCGCACCGCGTGGAACGTGATGGAACATTCATCACGTTCTACTTCGAACCCGGCACGCCGTGCCGGTTCATCACCGCACACCGGGCCACCCTGGACCGGCCGGAGTTCTACACGGTCCGCGGCGGTGACTGGCGCGGCTCGACCGGTCTGATCCGCCGGCACACCCGGGCGGAACATTGGGTCGAGGACTTCGCCGGACATCTGGACACGATCGCGCGCCAGACCGGCGCAGGGAGGTAGGCCGAGATGGCCAAAGAAAACGGCCTGTCCTGGACAACGTGCTCAGTGGACGATGAGGCCGGTTCGCCACAGGACATCCGATCGGCGACCAACAGCGTCGAGTGGGCCACGCCCCGCAACGTGTTGGAGGTGACCGGTCTGGACAAGAATGCGATCGAGCGGCTCCACGCCCTGGCGGACTTCAGCGCGACCCTGTCTTTCACATTCGACGATGCGACGTCCAACTCTCCGCATGACGTGTTCAAGGTGCTCGACAACGCACGGACGTTCACGCTCGCGGTCAGCGGTCAGACCCTGACCAATGAGGTGCTGGCGACGGACTACTCGTACACCCGTGCGGACGATGGATCGCTCAAGGGCCAGGCCCCCGTCGTCCTGGCCAACGGCACCGTTCCGACGTGGACCTAGGGCATGGGTAAGGGGTACCGGCGGGCGCCGGTCAAGCTGGTTTTCTCCGATCCGGAGCTCGACGGGTTCAACGTCTGGATCAAGCGGGTGTCCATCGGCCGGGTAATGGGGTTGATGGAGCTCGCCGAACAGGTGGACGTCGCCGATCCGGCGAACAGCCGGGAGCAGATACAGGCGCTCCTGGACAGCCTGTATCCCTGCCTGGTGGCGTGGAACCTTGAAGACCCGGAAGACCCGTTCGACGATGACAGTCCGGCCGTGCCGGTCCCGCTAACCCCGGAGGCGCTCCGCGACCAGGACGTCGCGCTCGTGATGGCGATCGTCGAGGGAATGACGCAGGCGTCGGGTGGTGTTGCCGACCCTTTGGAACGCAGCTCGAACGGTGGCGGACCCTCGGAGACGCTGATGGCGCTACAAAGCCTGGAGCACTCGCCAGAGCCGAGTACCTCCTAGGCATCCTCGAACGGTTCAGCGGTTACACGCTGCAAACTCTGCTCGACGAGGATGCAGAGCTCATGGAGTTGCTGACGATCGAGCGTCTCGGCTCACGCCGCGCCGCAACGGATGGGACGGGAGGGTAGCCGATGGCCGCGCCCGTCGTGATCGTGGTCACCGTCCAGTCCCGCGGCGCGATGACCGGTTTCCAACTCGTACAGCTCGCCGCCCGGCGGATGGCGAACAACGTCCAGAGCACCATCCGCCGGATGTCGACCAACATCGGCGGCCGGTGGACGCAGGCGGTCGCCGTGTTCCGGCGTGGATTTCAGGCGATCGGGAGTATGGCCGGCAGAGTGGCGCAGCAACTCGCCGACATGGCCCCGGCCATCCGCGAGGGCGCGCAGGCGTTCGGGCTGTCCGCCGGCAGGATGGCCGCCATGCTGGCCGTCGGTATCCATCTGCTGCCGACGCTGATCGACCTGACCGGCATCATCACTCTTCTACCGGCCGCCCTGGCCGGCGCCGGCGCGGCCATGCTGGTCATGAAACTCGCCACCAACGGCATGGGCGACGCGATCAACGATGCCCTGACCGACTGGAACAAGTGGGAGAAATCCGCTAAGGGAATGCCCCGGTGGACGCACGATTTCATCGCCGCGATTGTGCTTATCCGCAACGCATGGAAGCCGCTTCAGAAAGCCGTGCAGAACCGGTTTTTCCGCGAGCTCGGCGCCGATCTCATGGAACTCAACGCACAGTATCTGCCGGTGTTCAGCCGGTGGTTGCCACGTATCGCGGACAGCATGAACGGCGCCATCCGCAAGACCTTGAACTGGTTGGAGTCCAGCGAACGGGTCGCGCGCGTCGAGGGCATCATGCGCAACATCAGCGCCGCTATCGGCTCGATCGGGCGTGTGATCCAGCCGATCGTGTCGATCCTGCTCGACCTTGCCGAGGTTGGCGCGCCACGCCTGGCGTCGTTGTCCGATACCCTGGGCACGCTGGCCGAGAAGGCCGCGACATGGATCACCAAAATGAAGGACGACGGGTCGATCGGCCGATGGCTCGACAAGGCCATCACGGCGTTCGGGGACCTGCGCGGGATCGTGTCGGATCTGATGGGCGTCCTGGCGGCCATGTACCAGGGTGCGACCACCGACGGCGAGACGTTCCTGGCCGGCGTGCACGCGCAGACGACGGCCATGAAGGAATGGGCAGAATCTGCCGAGGGTCAGCAGGCCATCGACGATTTCTCCACGGCCGGCGGGATCATTCTTCAGATCCTACAGGTGGTCACACAGTCGTTCCTGGGATTGACGTACATCGTCCGGGCGATCTACCGCGCGTTCAACGAATTCCTGATTTTCATTCTCTACGGAATGAACGCCATTCTTCAGGCCGCCGCTCGCGCATTCGGATGGATGCCGGGTATCGGACCACAGCTTCAACAGGCGGCAGCCGAGTTCAACGGGTTCGTTGCCGACGTGAATTCAGCGTTGAACGGGATGCAGACCTCACGGTCTATCGAGATCAACGCTACGGCCACTCTGACCACCTACCGCAACGTCATTGAGACCACCACGTCGAGGATCTCCGCGCGCGCGAGCGGTGGTCTGGCGACCGGCCTGGTGAAGGTGGGCGAACGCGGCACGGAGATCCTCGACCTGGGCGCCCGGGGTGGTCGGGTGCGCAACGCCGGAGACACCCGGCAGATGCTGGCCGCCGGAGCCGGGGGCGGCCGCCCTACTGCGGGGTCCGCTACGGGTGGCGCCGGCAACAGTATGGGAATCGCGGCCGGCGCGATGACCGACCTGCTGCGGTACCTGCTGAACGGGCCGGTCAAGGCCTATGCAGATCCGGGTACCGGCCGGGTGCGCCTGGCATGACCGTCCTGGTGGAGGTGGCGCTCGGCGATCCGGATCCGCGCGTCAGCAGCGCCACATACGACTGGTCCGACTGGACCGCCTATGTCGAGCTGGACGATCAGGGGGTCTACGTCCGGCGTGGCTACGCCGACGGATCCGACGATCCGAGCGCCAGCGAGATCCGTTTTCGCGGAAAGAACGCCGATCTGCGCTGGCATGTCGAGCATGCCAGCAATCCGTACCTCGGTCTGATCCATGAGCGGACCCCGATCCGGATCAGCCGGACGTTCGGCGCCACGACGGTCCGGGCGGTCGCGTTGCTGGCTGAGGTCACTATCATCGAAGACGTCGCCGGAGGGTATCTGGCCGCCGACATTGTGGCGTACGGCCCGCTGTACTGGGAAGAGAGCCAGTCCGGCGCGCAGTCCGCTCTCTACGGCCAGTTGGTCGATCAGGCCGACAACGGACTGGTGGCGTACTGGCCGGGCGAGGATCCGTCCGGTAGCACCAGCCTGCGCAGCGTCGTACCGACGCAGCCGCCCGTAACCTCGCTGTACCTGATCGACACAGCGTCGGACAGTGACGTCGTCGGTTCCAAACCACTGTGGACATTCGCAGACGATGCATCCTGGGTACGGGCCGTCCTGGCCCCGTACGCGCGCCCGCATCCGGAGGCGTGGAGTGTCGTGACGGCGTGGCGGGTGCCCGAGGAACCGGCCGGGACCCAGCCGTTTTTTGCCGTGTATACCGACACCGGTACGGTGCGTCGCTGGCTGCTGCGCATCATCGCCGGGACGCCGGCCCTGCTGGAGGTGCGTGGCGAGGATGCGTCGGGCACCGACCTGCTGACCGGCACCCGCACCATGCCACTCATCGACGATGACGGCGCGGAGCCGTGGGGCACCCTGGTCCGGATCACGCTGTCGGCCACGCAGAACGGTGCCGACGTGGACTGGACGATCAGTAGTTCGTGGGGCGCCGCCGGCCAGAACGGTACGGTAGCCACCCATACCCTGGGACCGGTCAACGTGCTGGCGAGCGGCCCGGACCCCGGTATCAACGGATGGGCGAGCGGTCATTGGCAGGTCTGGACCGACCCCGATGCACCCGCCGGGATTAACTATGAGGGGTTCCGGGGTACCGACACGTGGGTGGCATGGTTCTCCGCGGCTGTGGATGCGGGCCTGCCTCTGGGGGGTCCGCTGACCGGGGTGACCACCAGCACCACGGGGGTACTGGCCATCGCCGGACCGGCCGAGAGGCTGAAGCTGCTCACCCGGTCCGAGGGCGGCCTCATGTATGAGGACACGGCCGGCGGGGTGGCCATCGCACTGCGTGAAGATCTGTACGCCGCGGCGGCCACGCCGGCGTTGACGATCGACCGCCGCGATGGAGAGATCCGGACCCTGCTGGCGATCCGCGACAGCTTCCGCCGGGCCAACCGGATCACCGTGACCAATCAGGGTGGCGGGGGTGTGGTCGGCGACGCGCCGGCACCCTACGATCCGGTGACCGCCGGCTACGTGCTCGACCGGCCGTTGACGGTGAATCTCGAATCGGACGCGCAGGCACTACGCGCGGCGCAGTGGGAAGCCGCCCTGTTGTCCCATCCGGACCTGCGGTACCGGATCGGTCTGGAGCTGACCGGCCCGGCGTCCGGCCTGCGGGCGACCTACTTGGCCGATGTCGACATCGGTAGCCGCATCCTGATCACGGACAATCCGACGCATTCGTCTCTTGACGATATCGACCAGCAGGTCATGGGTATCGAAGAGTGGCATTCACAGTTTGCATTCTCAGCGATCCTGTTCACCCGCCCGGTCGCGCTCTGGCGTGACGCGTTCATCGCGCAGACCGGTGCCGGGAATCTGTCGCGCGCCGATACGTCGGGATCGGCGCTACTGGCCGGCGTGGACGACAACGACGTGGCACTGCTGGTGGGTACCCGCGGCAACCCCGGCGGCACGTCCGGCAAGTGGTCGACCACCGCGGTCCCGTACGACCTGGCGCTACGCATACGCGACCGCGTGACGTGCACGGCCGTGACCAACCGCACGCCCGCGTTCGTCAACGCCGGCACCGCGGCGCACGCCGACTACGCGGCGATCACGCCGGGGGCCGCGGCCGGCCTGGCTGCCGGGGACTGCGAGCTACTGCTCTGCTCCGTCCGGGATGCCGGGGGATTCGCGGCGGTCGGCGGGGTGGCCGGACGCCGGGCGCGGCTGATCGGCGACCAGCTGGGATGGACCACACTGGCCCGGTTCGGCGGGGCGAACGGATCGTTCGCGCTGTACGCGCGACCGTGGGTGAACGCGGTCGATACCGCACCTCCGCTGCTCACGCCGTACAACGGCGCCGCCGGGGACACCGTATCGGCGCAGATGTGCGCATTCCGCTACGTGCAGACGGTCACGCACACGGTGGCCATCCCACTGTCCAACGCCTCCGCAACCAACATCGCCTACCCCGGGCTGGGCATTATCCGACCGGCGTGTGTGGCCATCCTGATGGTGCAGCGTGACGACGACTGGACGTCGGCGGCGACGCCGGCCGGCTGGACCGAGATCGGGGAACCGGACTCGGCACTCGGCACCGGCGGGCAGGGCATCGCCTGGTACTACCAGATCCAGACCACGGCGACCAACACCGCGGCGGGTTCGCTCGTGGTGACCGGCGGCACCGGCACCAGTAAGGCGACCGTCGTGTCACTGATCAGCGACGTGCAGACGCTGACGGTCACCCGCGGTGTGAACAGCGCGATCACGGCACATCCGATGGGCGCCGACGTGCGCCTGTGGCAGGCGGGGAGGTCGGTCCGATGACCGCATCCGGTGACGTCGTACCGACCACCAGCATCGACGATCCACGAGGGTCGGTGATCCGGCGCGGCCGGCGCGAGACATCGTCGAGCGCGACGACATCCGAGGTCGGTGTGCTGAGAGTGGACGGCATACCACTTCAGAACGGGCGGATCTACACACTCGTCACGAACAATCTCTTTTTCGCCAGCACGGTGGCGCTCGACGTCATCGTGGGTCGCCTGCGGTTCAACGCGGCCGGTACGGCCACGACGGCCAGCACGATCATCGGGGAGGGCGGCAACCATCAACCGTCCGCGATCGCATACGGATCCGTTCTCTGGCTGCCGTTCATCCCAGCGACAACGGCGAACTACTCGATTCTGCTGTCAGTGGCCCGAATCGGTGGAAGTGGTAGCGTCAGCATCGGGGTGACGGCGAACCATCCGACGATCGATCTTCTGATTTTCGATGGTTGGGTGGATCCGGGCGACGTGGGAGTGGATGTCTGATGGTGAACATTCAGCGGTACAGCAAGGCCGGCCGGGACCTCTGGCCGGAGCGTGACGACCGGCCGCGGGCATGGTTCGCGCACGACACGGGAACGGGCGGTCGCCTGCTGCGCAAGTACGCGGCCGGCGATGACGTGCCGGACCCCGACTATCCGCCGACGATCGAGCTGGACGCGGACGAGTGGGGCGCCCTGGCCACCGATCCGGCCGGCGGGGTGGATCTCGATGATTCCGCGGTTCAACGCCAGCTCGACGCGCTGGCCTGGCCGGGGGAGGGAGGTCGCGGTGGCGACCAGTCCTGAATACCCTGACCTGGCATTCGTCCAGCCACGCGCGTGGGGCTCCGGGCGGGACGGTCGCTCGGTCCAGTACGTGGTGATCCACTACACGGCGGGCAGCGAGCGGGCGACGTCGGCCGAGGATGGCGCGGCGTACGACGCCCGGCGGACCGACGGTACGTCGTGCCACTATTTCCATGATCAGAATTCGACGGTTCAGTGTGTGCTCACCCGCGACCGCGCGAACTCCGCGCTGTACCGGGGCAACCGTCTGGGGATCCAGCACGAACTGTGCGGCACGGCGCAGACCCGCGCGCAGTGGCTCGACGCCGCCAGCGACGCGACACTGTGGCGCGCCGCACGGCAGACGGCGCGGGACTGCCGGAAGTACGGCCTACCGGTGCGCCGGTTGAGCGTGGCCGAGGTGCGCGCCGCCTGGTACGCACCGGCCGCCGCGCGGCCGCGCGGCATCTGCGGGCACGTTGACGTGACCTACGCGTATCCAGAGGATGGGGGCGACCACACCGACCCCGGTGCCGGATTCCCCTGGGACGTGTTCCTGGAGCGCGTGGCGGGGTACGTCAAAAACGGCGACAACTGGGACGGATCGAGCGCGGGAGTGCTCGGAGGGGTGGGAACCATGCAGATGCTTGTGCGATTCAGCGACGCCGCCGACCCACAGGAAACGTGGCTGTGTGACGGCATGCTCCGGCGCGTCGTGCCGGCGGCGACGGTGGCCGCGGTAGGCAACAGCCAGACGCACCAGACCGGATTCCTGGGCAACCTGGGCAACGGTGGGGCGGTCTACGTTTCGTCCGGCGACCGGGACGTGTGGGGGCGCGATGTCGCCACACTCGGTGGCGGGTCCGGCGGAGGTGTGCCGCTGACGTATGAACAAACCCGTGACGCCGCACGGGAGGGCGCGGAGCTCGCCGAGGACTCCTGATCCCGCACCATCGTCCGCGCGATACTACAGTCAGGCGTCCTGAATCTGACGGGTGTGGGCCCTGACGGAACGGCGGTAACAGTGCGTGAGAACAGAGCATCTCTTGACCACATTGGCGGACGTGACCGCGATCGTGATCGGCGGCGGCGGGATGGCCGTTCAGGTCTGGCACCTGTGGCAGGGGCGGCCGGTCGACGCCGGAATCATGATCATTCTGGCCGGCCTGCTGGCTGGCAGGACGGCCCTGGGCATCTACCAGCTACGGCCATCCCCTGGCGCGTCCGGCACGCCAGAATCACAGTCCCCCTCTACGCCGCCGCAACCGCCGGCGCCGTCGTCCTCACCGTCTACAGCGCCGTGAGGGGCCGTTGACGGTGAGGACGACGAGGCTGCGCGAGCTGACCGGGGGCGCCTGGTGGACCCTGGCCGTCATGGTGCTGTGCATGGTCGCGCTGGGCGGCGGTGGCGTGGTCTACACCGGCCACGTCGTGGACCGGCAGAACCGCGCCGAGCGTGAGGCGGAACGCCGGGCCGCCGAGGTCGAACGCCAGAATGACCGCCGCTGGTGCGCGCTGCTCGTCACGATGGACGATCAGTACCGGATGGCGCCGCCGGCGAGTGAGACAGGGCGCAGGGTGGCCGCTGCGATGGCCTACCTGCGGGAGTCGTTCGGGTGTCCTGGGCCGTAGTGCGTGCTGACGCTTCGGACGCACCTGCGTGAGCTGTGGATCGAGCGGGACCGGCGGTATGCCGAGGTCGCGATCGAGCGCGAGAAGGCGCTTAAGATCAAGGAAGTGGCGGATCGCGCGGCGCTCGAACTGGCCCGGGAGATCCAGACATACAAGGACGAAAAGGCCAACGAACTTCGCTCACAGATCGAGCGTGAGCGAGGCACCTACGTCACGCAGACGGACCTGACCGCCGCGGTGGCGCGCCTGGAGGCGCTGATCCAGCCGGCTGCCGACTATGCGAAAGCGCAGGCCGGCCACGGCCAGGGCGTCAGCGCGGTGTGGAGCATACTGATCTCGGTCGCGTTCGTGGCGATCGCCGTGCTCGGGCTCGTCCTGACCCGATAGGAGTTGACCATGCTCGCCGTCGTCGCATTGATCATCTTTATCCTCCGGCTGTTCGGGGTCGCGATCGGCTCGATCGACCTGGTGGTGCTCGGCCTGGCGTTCGTCGCCGCGCACCTGGCGTTCGGGGTGCCGCTCTGGCCGGCCGGCTGGCGCGGCCCGTCGCGGTGAACCCCTGGGCGCTGGCCTGGTGCCTGTGGGGCGCCGTGTTCCTGGTACTTGAAGGTGTAGCGCTGCTCAACAAGCGCGACGGGGATACGCTCTCAGAGCAGTTCTGGCGGGCGTTCAAGGTGTACGACCGGCGCCCGACACCGCTGGTGATCGCCGGACGTGTCATGCTCGGACTGTTCGGGGTATGGCTGACGATCCATATGACATTCGGCACGATGACACTCAGCCATCCTCTGCCGTGGTGACAGGGAGTTGATCATGAGTGAAATCAAGCGAGTGCCGACCGATGGCGAGGTCACGCCGGTCGTTGTCGGGCGCGAGAGTGAGCCGCTGACCGGCCGCGCGCTGTACGTCGGGGCGGCCACGCTGATCGTGTCGGCGGCCACCGCATGGGGGCTGAAGCTCACCGCGGATCAGACCGCGGTCATCGTCGGCGGAGTCGCCTTCTTGGCGCCGCTGGTAGCCGCGTGGTGGGCGCGCCGGCACGTCAACTCGCCGGCGACCATGCACAAGGTCCTGAACCGCCGGCCGTAGCCGCTCGACCTCGGACGCGACGCAGCCCCCGTCATCGACGGGGGCTGCCGTTTGTCAGTCACCCTCCCGGGTGGGGGTCGGGATGTCCATATCGGGCGCGGCCATCGGATGCCACGTTCCGGTCTGCCGACTGTAGATTACGATCCCAAACGGGTGGGCTTCGCGGCAGTCCTGTCGAACGTGCGGCCCGTACCCCGCCGCAACGACCGGGCAGTCGATCATGATGACTCCTCTGTGTAGTTGTGTGGTGCGCTTCCAACAAGACAACCATACCTCGACCGAGGTACGGTTGTCAAGTGCTGCTCGCTAGATGACCTTGTAGTCGCGAAGGTGTGGCAGGGGGCACCGGCGAGCCTCCACGGTGCGCGCGGTCGCGTACGCCCGTGCGTCGTACGCGCTTTCGTGAACGGTGACCTCTTGCAGAAAGCCATCGCGGTAGAGCGCGACGCTCTGCCCAGGGAGGTATCCCACGGTGGTCCCGTGGGCGGTGATGATCGGGACCAATTGGTGGTCTGTGCCGTAGTAACAGGTTGTCTGACCTGCAACGTAAAGATGGAAGCGCCTCATCTTCGTCCGTCTCCCTGTGTCGTCTCCACGCCCTTCGAACAAGACAACCGTACCTCACGTGAGGTACGGTTGTCAAGTCGGCTATTCGATGATCTCGTAATCGTAGCTCCGTCCAACCACGTGGATGTTCGCCACGTTCGGGTGCGATCTGTTCAGGTTGAGCGTCTCCCGTACCAGCCGCACCGCCTGACGTTCGGTGGCTTCCGCCCGTACCGCGGCTGCGTGTTCGCGGGCCAGGGCCTCCAAGGGGGTCCGGTTGCCGCCACCGTCAAAATCCACGGTGATCCACTTCCACCCGAAGCTGACCTGTACGAACCACAGGACAGCAATCGCGCTCTCGGCCATGTCGATCTCCGATCCTCTGCTCTGTGTAGTTGTCAATGTCCCCGTCGAACAAGACAACCATACCTCGCGCGAGGTACGGTTGTCAAGTCGGGATGTGCGGCCAGAGCATGCGGATCGCCGCCGCACCCTGGGTCGGCACAACCCCGTTGCCGGCCAGGCGTAGTGCGGCGTTACGGTCAAGATGATCAGTCAGCCACCCTTCCGGGAGGCCCTGCATCCATTCGGACAGGGCGGCCGGCAGGCGATGATCGCCCCCCTTGCCGGTCGGCTCCGTCGGCCCGGGCGCCG